AGGAACATAAACCAGGAAGAGAACCTATTCCCTCTCTCACTACGTTCGAGAGGGTAGCGTCCCCACCGGAATTCGATGGAGAGAACGCAGAAGCGCTGAATGGTCGGCATGTTGTGCCCCTGGCGAAGGGGTGGGATCTGCCCACGCCGTGGGGAGAGGACGCCGAGGCGCTTGGCTTCAAGCCGTCGGACGTGATCCGGGAAGCTGAAAAATTCCGCCAGTACTGGGTCTCCGGCAAAGGCGCCGGGACGCGCCGCAACGTCAAGGGCTGGCGCCAGTGCTGGTCTAACTGGCTCGCGAAGGCCGCCGAGAGGGCGCAGCGATGAGCACGTACCGCAAAGACCGAGCTGCAGTTCGAGACGAAGAGCCGGAAGACGACGGCCGATGCGCCGCCTCCGGGTGCCCTTGCCGTGGCACGGTCAGCCCGAACAACGCGCAGTGGCTGTGCAGTGCCCATGGTATGGCGCAGCCTCACCACTGGCCCGGGATCACCGAGGGCCTGCGCGAGCATGACTGGCTGGTCTCCTTCGTTGGGGACGTGATGCGGATGCAGCGCGAGTGCGGCCCGTGGGCGGAGTACGCCCGGAAGTTCTGGGAGCAGGCCGAGCCGGCGATGTGCCCATCCGCCGACGAAATCGGGCATGGCTCGGCTTATGCGCTGCGGATGCACCAAGAGCTGATGGTCCGCTGTAGCGCGTCGGCGCGTCGATATCCGCCGTGGTCCATCGCAGAGAAGCGGGCGGAGGCCGTGGCGTCTGGCGTTCGGTACGTGCGGGGCAACGTCGCGCCGCCGCTGCGCACAGCAAGGAAGGCGGCGTGAATGCGCTGCATCCACTGCAATCGGCCGATGAAAGAGCCGACTGTGACAATCAAAGCCAGGTCAGGGCCGCTGTACTGGGGGCCGAAATGCGCCCGCATGGCCGGGCTGCTGACGCCCCGCAGGCCGGAGCGAAAAGCCAGGCAGTCCAGGGCCACGCGGCACACGGACCAGCTGGATTGGATCAACGACACGGAGACGACATGAGCGACAACATCTGCACGCGCTGCGGACAGACTGGGCACCGGGCGAGTAACTGCCCATGGCCCATCGGCGAGGCAACCTCGTTTTCTGACGTTGGCCCGCTGTGCGTCGGCCGGCGCTCTCTGCAGCCCGACTCGGTGGTGTGTCCGCACCGCACCGAGTGCCAGCGATACCGCGTGCTGCTGCTGGCCGGTGATGATCGGGTCACGCAGCGTGTGGACCTGTGGCGCTGCCACACCGGGAGCTTTGAGGCCCGGATCACGATCAACGACGAATCCACGGAGACGGCATGAGCATTGAACGACTTGACCAAATTGTTTCTGGCGCGATTTTTGACTTTGCGGGCTATCTGACGACCCGCGATGAGCGGATCACGCTGTCAGCGACCGACAACGCAGCGCCCGCTGCGGATGCCGTGAAAGAGTTTCTGACGATGCGCGGTGTTGACCAAACGTGCGAGCCGTTTTTTCAGTGGCCGGCTCTCTGCGGCTTGGCTGGCGACATCAAGACCACTGGGCTGATAAAGGATGCCGCAGAATGAAGACGAAATCGAGCGCGAGCGCCACCGCTGCGAAGTCCGCCAAGTCATCCGCTGGCGCAAAGAGCGCGGGCTCGCCTGGGTGCGCGACTGGCTCGCATGGGTCGAGCGCAAGCGCGGCGCCGAAGCTGCCAAGCGCCTGCGCGCCGACGGCTCAGAGCAGTGGCTCCGCGGCAACCGGGGCGAGCTCGGCGCCTGGGTCTAGTCCCGTCGGCCAGCGGGTGGCGGCGTGGGATGAGATGCTGCCGCGGGCGGCTCCGATGATCGAGCGGTTTGGGCAGAAGGTGGCGGCTGGCGTGCTCGGAGTCGGCACGGACCGGTTTTCCGCGTTCGAGGCCGCGATGGCGAAGCGCGGCGTGCGGTATCTGGGTGAACGCATCCACAAGCGGTCGCCTGTGCAGCTTGCGCAGGCGATCCGCGAGGCGGCCGCGTGGGAGGCTGCGGGCCGGCCTGTGGCTGTGAGTGCGCCGGCCGCTGCGCCGGTGAGTCCGGCCGCCGGGCGACAGGTGGTGATCCCGCCGGGCGTGCGGATCACAGTGGCGCCGCCATTCGTTGATCGGCGATGGGAGCCCGAGCCTGGGTATGTCGAGTCATTCCGGCTGGCCGGCATCGGGCGGGATGTGCGAACCGGGGGGGCTTGGGAATGATGGCGCTGGTCTACGCGGATCTGATGAGGCCACGGCGCTTTGCTGTGGTGGGCGCATGATCAGCATCACCCTCCCGTGGCCTCAGGGCAGCCTGAGCCCCAACGCCCGACAGCACTACATGGCGCTGGCCCGGGCGCGCAAGAAGTACCGGCACGATTGCTGGGTGGCGGCGATCTCTCAGGGTGTGCGACGCGTGGCGGCCGAAAGGCTGCAGGTGGCCATCCGGTTCGCGCCGCCCACGCGCCGGCACTACGACCTGGACAACCTGCTGTCGCGCCTGAAGAGCGGGCTCGACGGACTGGCGGACGTGCTGGGCGTGGATGACAGCCGGTGGTCGCTGCGCATTGAGATGGCCGAGCCCGTCAAGGGTGGATCCGTGTCTGTGGAGGTGACCTAACGCAGAGCTAAATGGCGGCGTAAGCCGTCCAACTTGAGCGCCGGGTTATCTGGCTGCTCACACCGGAGACACATAATGACCGAAGACCAAGTGCGTGACATTCTGCGAGCCGCAGACAACGAAAAGGCAGCGCGTGCAGCCGACATGCCAGACGATGATGCTGCAATGCGAGCAATGCACCGGGCATACCAGCGCCTGCGGGATTTGGGGTGGGCGGAAGCCATTTACAGCCCAAAGGATGGAACGGTGTTTGAGGCGCTGGAAGCTGGCTGCGTTGTGCCGGGGCGCTGCCACTACATGGGCGAGTGGCCAAGTGGGGGTTGGTGGATGCACAGTGATAACGACCTGTGGCCGTCGCGCCCGATCCTTTGGCGCAAGCTGCCAGATAACGTTGCAAATAAGCTGCCGCCGTAGGCGGTCAGCTTGATTTGCGTGTTAGGGCGCTGGTGCCGGAGCGTGACCATGTTTGCGTGTTACAAAATAGTTGTTGACGCTGGCGGTTGCTGTGCTACAGTAACTACATCGCAAAACGCAACCCGGAGCAAACAAAATGCAACTCAACACCCGCACCATCGTCGTAAACAACCAAAACCGCTGGGTCGTCACTGTTGACGGCGTGGCCGAGGCCGGCATCGGCTACGGCACCCAAGCCATGGCCTTTGCACGCATGGAAGTGCTGTGGGCTCAGCGGCCCCAGGCCGACAAAACCCTTGAGGCCCTTTATGTCGGGCGCGACTGAGCGCCAGGGCGGAAGCCCTTTTAGGCGCCTGCTTGCCCTGCTGCACCGGCACAAGTGGGAGCCGCTGAAGTGGAACCGATACGGCATTGCTTTCGAGCAGCGGTGCAGATGCGGCAAGGTAAGGCACACAACATGGAACGGCTTTGACTGGAACACCTGCACAACCCGCTGGCTTGATGGCCCTCACCCATGAAGGCTGGGGCGGCATTGCATTGGACCCGCGAATTGGAGAGTACGTTTACATGAGCAACGACAAGAGCAAAGGCGGCAGACCGCCAGCACCACCCGGCCTGCGCCGGGTAAACGTGCCACTGCGCCTGCCCGAATGGCTGGTGCAGTGGATGGCCGAGCAGCCCGAGACGCCTGCGGAGTTGATCGAAGCCGCACTGCTGAAGGCGCACAAGTTGCGCCCGCCGCGTGCGCCCTAACGCATGAATTCAGGGGCGTCCGGCAGCTTTATCGCCGGGCGTCCCTTGCAATGACGGGTTAGCCGGCTACCCACGAAGACCGGCAGAGACAACAAGGACAACATCATGGACAAAACCAAGATTCTCGACGATGGCTACGTGGCGCTGGTGGAAAGCTGGGGCAGCGATGAACGCATCATCGAAGCGGCGCGCATGTCGACGGGCAAGGGCTTCGAGGGGTGGGAAAAAGACGAAAAGCTATTGGCCTACCTCTACAACAACAAGCACTCGACCCCGTTCGAGATGGCCGGCATGGTCATTGAGGTCAAGGCGCCGATTTTCGTTTTCCGCGAATGGCACCGCCACCGAACGCAGAGCTACAACGAGATGAGCGCTCGCTACATTCCGCTGCCGGACGAAAACTACATGCCGTCGATTGACCGTTTGATGGCCGGCGCGAACACCGCGACAACCAACAAGCAAGCGCAAGGCACCGGCGCCCAATTGTCCGAGGACGCGGCGGCAGCATGGGCGCAGCAGCTCGGCGCGCTGTATGCGCAGGCACAGGGCGTGTATGAGGCGGGCATAGCGCTCGGCGTGCCGAAGGAGCTGGCGAGGCTACCGGTGCCGGTAGCGCGGTACTCGCGCATGCGGGCAAGCACGAACCTGCGGAACTGGCTGGCTTTCTTGACCCTGCGGAAAGCGCCAGCGGCGCAGTGGGAAATTCGGCAATACGCAAACGCTGTCGGGGTTTTGATTTCGGAGCACTTCCCGCACACATGGGCGCTGTTTGCGAAGGAGCAAGGACATGAGTAATGCCAACGAAGTGCAGCACGGAGGGACGCACTACAAGGTTAAGAGCATCCAGCCGTGGGACTACATCGAAGCCAATGGAATCGGCTTTCTTGACGGCAATGCGATCAAGTATCTGACGCGCTGGAAAGACAAAGGAGGCGTCGAGGACTTGAAGAAGGCCCGGCATTACATCGACAAACTGATAGAGGTCGAGGAAGCCAAGAAGACGGCTAACGCAGAGTTCAGCGGCGCCCGCGCTGCTGGTTGACAACGGAAGGACGCCGGCAGGCGTCCGCTGCAACGCCGGGTTAGGCCTGGCTGGAGAACGCGATGAAAGTTGATGCGGAAAAGCTGGCCGAGGCGTTGAAGCGCGTAGGTGGAGCGGTGTACGGCAATTACTGCGAGGCCGCCGTGACAGTGGGCGAAGTGAATGGCGTGGTGTACCGCGTGGTGGCGATGGACGCCATGAGCGCCGAAGACAAAGGCTGCACCGATGGCCCTGAGTGGGCGCAGTGCGTGAAGGCCTAACACCATTTATACGAACACCCCATGACCTCAGATCAACTCGCGCAGAGCCTGCGCCAGATTGCGGACCACGCTCGTAACCACATCATCGTCAACGGTGAGCCACGCATGGTGATCGAGCTCACCCGCGCCAGGGTGGAGGACATCCGCATGGCAGCCGATGCGCTGGATGGTGGATGCTCCGGCATTGAGTGGCCGAGCATCGACAAGGCGTGACGCTATACAATGCCGCATCGGGCGCTTTGATCCGTCGCCGGGAATAGACCATGCCAGCAGGAAGACCGTCTGACTACATGCCAGAGTATTGCGAGCTTGTAATCGAGCTTGGCAAAGAGGGTAAGTCCGTCGCTCAGATGGCCTCTTACATTGGCACGTCGAAGCAAGCACTGATGCGATGGGTTGAGGCGAATGAAGAATTTCGCACCGCCATGGAAATTGCCCGTTCTCACGCCCAAAGCTGGTGGGAGACGATCGGGCAAAACAACATCATCAGTTCGCCAGGCGCCACGCTCAACAGCGGCGTTTACTCCCGCAGCATGGCCGCACGTTTCCCGGATGACTGGCGAGAGAACAAGGGCGTCGAGGTCACGGGCGCTGGTGGAGGTCCCGTTAAAGTCATGACGTTGGAATTTGTGGATGCGGGCGCAATTCCCGGCAAAACTTAAGCCGCTGTTCTTGCCGGCACGCTACAAGGTGCTGCATGGCGGGAGAGGTAGCGGGAAGTCATGGGGCATCGCTCGTGCCCTGCTGATCCTCGCACGACAGACAAAGCGTCGCATCTTGTGCACGCGAGAGATCCAGAAGTCCATCAAGGACTCAGTGCACGCCCTGTTAAGCGATCAGATCCAGGCGCTAGGCTTTTCGGCAGACTTTGAGGTACTTGAGACAGAGATTCGCTGCCGCGTCACTGGCAGCGTGTTCTTGTTCGGAGGCCTGCAACAGCACACGGTCGAGAGCATCAAGAGCTTTGAGGGCTGCGACATCGTATGGGTTGAGGAAGCCCAGGTAGTTAGCGGCAAGAGCTGGGACGTGCTCATACCGACCATTCGTCGGCCAGGCTCTGAGATTTGGGTCAGCCTGAACCCGCAGCTAGAGAGCGATGAGACCTATCAGAGGTTCATCGCAATGCCGCCCGATGGCGCGTGGGTCTGTGAGATGAACTACACGGATAACCCGTGGTTTCCAGAGGTGCTAGAGGCAGAGCGAGTTCACGCAGAGAAGACCATGAAGCGCGAGAAGTACGCGCACATCTGGGAGGGCAAGTGCATGCCGGCAGTCGAAGGCGCGATCTACTTTGACGAAGTTGCAAAGGCAGAGGAAGAGGGCCGCATCACTCGTGTCGCGCCTGACAAGCTGCTGAAGGCGCACGCCATCTTCGATCTAGGCTGGAATGACTCCATGTCGATCATCATCGCCCAGCGCCAGGCTAGCGAGCTGCGTGTGATCGACTACATCGAGGACAGCCACAAGAAACTGAGCGATTACAGCGACATGCTCAAGGCGATGCCATACAACTGGGGTCACGTCTGGTTGCCTCATGACGGCTACTCCAAGGACTACAAGACCGGCAAGAGCGCCGAGGAAATGATGAAGGCACTCGGCTGGAAGGTAAGCCAGACTCCGAATATGGACGTTGAGGGCGGCATCAAGGCCGCCCGCGAAGTATTCGAGCGCATATGGTTTGACAAAGACAAGGCAGCGCGATTGATAGAATGCCTGAAGAGATACAGGCGCAACATCGGTCAGAGAACTGGAGAGGCAGGGGCACCGCTTCACGACGAGTTCTCTCACGGTGCCGATGCGTTCCGTTATCTCGCGCTCGTGGCTGACAGGCTGACAAATGACGGTGGCAAAAAGCGTACAATTTTGATTGACGAGCCGAATGGTTCATGGATGGGTTCCTGATGGCGAAGAAAGACGGGTTGTTTGAGCGCGCAAAGGAGCGGATCGAAGAGGCAAAAGAAGCCCTTCGGTCGCAGCATGAGCGCATCAAGGATGATCTCCGCTTCAGCAACCCGGCAGCGCCTGAGCAATGGGGACGCGATGACCTGGCGAACCGCACTGGCCGCGCATCCCTGACGCTGGACCGCACGAACCAGTTCATCCAGCAGGTCGTGAACGACGCGCGCCAGTCGAATCCAGGCGTTCACGTCATCCCCGTCGATTCCAAGGGCGACCCGAAAGCCGCCGATGTGCTGGCTGGGATGTTTCGTCACATCGAATACGCATCGCGCGCAGGTCAGGCGTATGACACCGCGATTGATATGTCGTCGCGAACCGGCCTCGGCTGGCTGCGTTGCTACCCGGTAGAGATCGACAGTGCTACAGGCGAGCAAGACATCCGCATTGGGCGCGTGATCGACCCGTGCGCCGCGGGACTGGACCCGAACAGCACCGAGGCCGATGGCAGCGACGCGGAGTGGGGCTACATCGAAACCGCGATGACAGATCGCGCGTTCAAGGCGACCTATCCCAAAGCCAAGCCGATCACGGCATCTGATGGCGGCTGGCGTGCTGGCAACAAGGTGACGGTATGCGAGTATTTCGAGATCGAGTCGAAGCCGCAGAACACCATCCTGGCACTCGACGCAGACGGCATCCAGTCGGCGTACACCGAAGAAGAGTTCTGGGCGGCGCGCGAAGCTGGCGAAGAGCTGCGGCCCGTCGAAACCGTGATGGCGCAGAAGAAGCGCGTCCGCTGGGTCAAGATGACTGGCGCCGAGGTGCTGGAAGAAACCACGTTCCCGGGCGAATTGCTGCCGCTGGTGCCTGTGCTGGGTTATGAATTGTGGATCGAAGGCGAGGGCCACCTGTGTGGCCTGACTCGCCGGCTCATGGATGGGCAGCGCCTGCACAATTTCCAGATGTCGGCGGTTGCAGAGTTCCTGGCATCGCAGCCAAAGGCGCCATTCATGGTGCCATTGGAAGCCATTGATGGCCACGAAGCGCACTGGCAGAAGCTGCACCGAGGAAACCCCGCTTGGCTGCCATACAACGCAGTTGACGACGACGGCCGCCCAATCCCCGCGCCGCAGCGGATGATGCCGCCACCGATGCCTGGCGCTTACGCCCAGATGGCTGAGTTTGCCGTGTCGGAGATGGAGGCCAGCGTCGGCATGTACAAGTCAAGTCTCGGGCAGCAGAGCAACGAGACGAGCGGCCGGGCGATCAGGGCGCGGCAGATGGAGGGAGATACCGCAACCTTCCACTTCATCGACAACCTGAGCCGCTCGATCGAGCAACTGGCGCGCGTCATCATCGGCGTGATCCCACTGATCTACACGTCCGACCGCATCGCGCGCATTGTCGGCGCGGACGGTAAGCACGATTCGATGCGCGTGAACCCATCCGGCCCCGCTGTGCAGATGGACCGCGCCGGCAAGGTGACTGCGATCAATCCGACCGTTGGCCGGTATGACGTGCGCGTGCGGACTGGCCCGAGCTACACCACGCAGCGCGAAGAGACTGCCCAGCAACTGTCCGACATGATCCAAGCGCAGCCGGCACTTGCCCCTGTGCTGGGTCCGATGTGGGCGAAGCTCAAGGACATGCCAGAGGCCGACAAGATCTCGCGTTTGCTGCTGGCAATGGCTCCGCCGCAAGTGCAACAACTCGAAGACGGCGACGAATCGGCGCAGATCCCGCCCCAGGTGCAAGCTAAGCTGCAGGCCGCTGAGCAGCAGGCGCAGCAGATGCAGCAGATGATGGAGCAGGCCGCTGCGAAG